ATGGACCCCGAAGCTTCGGAAATTCTAGGAATATTAGACGTTTATGAAGAAAGTAAAAGAGAAATTTTTGAAATGATAGAAGCTGAAGGAATGGCTCACATTAAACTAGACACATACAATATGGAAAATAATTAAGTATAAATAAAAAAGAGCATCCCTCCTATTAAAACAGGAATGCTTTTTTTTTAATTTCGCTATTACTTCACATACACATAGGCTTCATTTGCAGTTACATAGTATGTTTTACCTTTGCTATTGTGTACTTTATATTGTGACGATCCATTGACAGTTATTTTCGCATCAATCGTGAACCCTAATCCTGCATCTACAGAACCAGCAACATCTTTATTCTGCCAAGATGGAGCATCATAGAATCGTAGATTGTTAACCTTGGATACAACGCGTTTCCCTACAATAGATGAATCCACTGTACTCTTCTTACTAAACTTCACATAAGAAGGATCCTTCTTAATCCACTGATTTCCACCAAGATTTAACCAACCATCCTTTTCAGCCCATACAACATAAGATTCTGGTTTATTTAACTGACGAATCTTAGAATAGCTTGTATCTGGTCCTTTACGTAAATTAACGTTGTAGCCTTCAATATAAGCAATTCCATCTGTTACCGCTGTTGGAACTTCTGCTGGTTTAGATGGCTTCTCAGGAACAGAAACATCCACGCTAGAATTATTGTATGCTCGTTGTACATCTGCTCTAAATTGAGCTTCTGAAACGCCATGAGACCTTAAGTAGTCAAGTGGATCTTCATGATTTGTTCCACCAAGGTACTTCGTTACATCATAGTGAGTCCATAATCCTTTTTCCACGGATAAACCACGATCACGTAGGATTTTAGCAAGTAACTTCACGTATTTATCATAGCTGCGTTTAAATTTATCGTAATCTGCTGTTTCGCATAACTCTACATGTACAAATCGTTTATTAGCAGATGGACCTCCACCATAAGCAATGTACTTTGTATCCGCGATTTGGATTGTTTCATTCCAGTCAACTGCGTAATGTACAAACGCATTTCTCCATGTACGAGACTCGTATTTTTGAATGTTAATAGCTGGAGCTTCTGGAGTCGCCGTAGAATGAGCTACAACTCCCTCGTAAGCGCCAACACCGTAACGATATGGTTGTTTCGGTAAATCAGGAATAATAAGTGTTCTATCAGCAAAAACACTTGTAGCAAAAGAACCAGCAAGTACTAGAATCATAAAGAAAGAGGTAATATGTTTCATTGTCTTTTTCATTTAGCATCAACATCCTTTTTCATAATTTTTGTGTGGTCAAATAATCCACTTGCTGATAGTCCAATGATGATTCCTTGAAATACATTTATTTTGATATCTCCATCCAAAAATAAAACGCCTAGCACAATGCCAAGCGTTACATTCAATAACGGAATATATTTTGTTTGTAATCCAATTGTTTTCCCAATTTGTGAAAAACCAACTACAATTCCAATCATTACAGTAATTTCAAACATTACATACCACCTCCCTTCAAAAAGAAAGTGAGAGCTGCTCCTACAATTCCACCGACAATAAGTCGTAAAATCCAGGTAGTATTTGCGCTAATTTTATCTAGTTGTTTGTTGATATTATCAATATCTTTCTCGTTTCCTGTTGTACGCATTTCCAAACTTTTAATTTCAAACCTTATTTCTTTGATTTCTTGCTTCATTTCTTGTACATCATTTCTTACATCTTGTAATCCTTCCATTTCAATCGCCCCATTTCAAAATAAAAAGAGAAGCGAAATCGCTTCTCTTTTTATAAAAACTATTACTTTAACAACTCTTCGAAATCTAATAATTTATTCGCTTTAATAACCATACCTAAATTCATCGGTATTCGAGAAACTGCCAAAGGTTGAGTAGAAGTCGGTACATTAGTAACTACAATTTCTCCAGTTGCTGTAAATTGAGGTCCAGCATATAATACACCTAACAAAAGAACTCTCTTTGCTCCTAAATGTGTAGTTCCATCTTTTGTTGTATATCCATTTTCATTAAATAACAATACAGGTGAACCACTAGATCCAGGGAAACAAGCCGCATCGATGAGCATCTCTTCTACCCCATTATAATCAATATTAGGATGAGTTGCAGTGATTCCTTTTCTTACAATTGGTAAGTTATTAATTTGATCCCAAAGGCCAGTAGGATATCCTATCATGGTTATCTCTTCTATAGCTCTTAAGTTCGATAGTTGTTCATAGTTAGGGATAAAATTCTTAGATAAACTTCTATAAAAAGCTTTTTTCTCCATACTAATAAAACGATTTAAAACAGGTGCTATAGGCATAACGCAAAGATCGATATTAGGATCAGGATGAAAAATCCACCTTTGTTCAAAATTTTCAAATTCAATAGGTATATGCTCTGTATTAATTGGATTACCATGTTCATCAGCAATTGTCATTAGAAATAACCCTTTCACAGCACCTTCTACTACATGTTTATTTGTTACTATAGCTGGTACACAGCTATCCCCATTTTCTAAAAAATCAAAGAAAAAACCTGTCCCAGTACTTCCTTGACCATTACCATTTAAACATTCAATTCTCACTGTAGAATACATAAGTTGTTCTGATATACTTAAATTATGAGTCATTTATACTTCCTCCTGTAATTTATTTACAAGAATAAGTATGCTTCTCTTCATAAAATTTGCCAAGCTTTATTTTCTAACTCTATCCCTTATAACTAATCTATTGCCAACGGCTTTATAAGTTTCTTTACCATTTTCTCCACATTTCTTACATTTCCAAATAACTTTCGCTGAATCACTCATCAATACATAATTTGAATACTCTTTAACATGGCTACATTCCATATATAATTACTCCTTTTCTAAAAAATAAAAAATCCTGCTATAAGCATGCTTCGTTTTGTTGTAAAAGCCGCATTTTATACAAAATAAAAAAGCGACATATTTGATTGTCCCTCTTTGGTTTATTCTTTTTCGATTGGTGCGACTTTTTGTGCTGCTATTTGTTCTTCAAGCATTTTAATTCTTGCTTCCATTTCTGCCTTTTCTCGTTCTAATTCTTCTTTTGTAGGTGCGAAATATATTGCTTTTACTGATTTTTCAATTTCAGGATCAATTGCCTGTAACTCTGCAACTCTTCCATTCCAGACAATCTTATAATTTTGAATCGTGTCTGTTACGTAGCGATCAACTCGGAAGAAATGTATATAATCACTACTTGGTATAATATGTTGTCCACATTCTAATCGCGTTATATTTCCTATATCATCTGAATCACAGTAAATACATGTTTTATATCGTTCATACAAATCATATTGTTCTTTAATTTCCATTCCCATCACCTTTCTTGCCATGCACTTAATAACCTTGCATAAGCGGTATGATTGGCACTATTGGATGCTAATTTCAAATAGATATACTTCATATTTCCTGTTGGTACACCCAGATCAATCATGGCATTTACATAATAATCATTCGCAATCGTTTTGCTATGCATGGTGTACCATAAGTCCTTTCCGTCTACATCGGTTATTTTCACTTGTGCCGATGAACCCGGATCAATCGCAAGACTCAAAGCAAAAACTAAATATCTACCTGTATGTTTTAAAGTGAAGTAATTACAATTCGACCATGTTGTATTACGTGTTGCGTACCAATAGGCGCTGTAATTCACACCAGGCGACATAAATGGTGGCTCATGAGAACTAACGTTCATATCAAAATTAGCTATCCCATTTATAATTAAATTGTACCCATCTTCTCGTTCTATTTGCACAGCGCCTTTTTTTGAATACAGACCACGATAGTCCAATCTTGCAAAGGAATCTGATTTCCCTGTATTTGCTGTGATCCCATCGGCGCCCAATGCTATGTTCGTTGGAAGTGGACTTGTTAAACGTAAATCCGTTTGAATCTTTTCGATTTTTTCTCGTACTTCATCCGGGTTTTCTGTCCAACCTGTTACTATACTCCCTTCTTGAAATGCCATCTCAATCACATTTAATGTACCGGATGCCATCCCATTAAAAATATAAGGAGAAAAATATAAATCTTTATCTTTCGGTGTTAAAAAAGTGACGTATAACCTTTTCCATTGTTTTGATAAAAATGATTGATCATACTTAATAATTTCAACCATCTGTCCAGCCGTATCTTTTGCTGTATGCGCCCAAAAATGAAGTGGAGTTATCGTTGTTCCATTTCCTGCTGCTGAACCGTATGCCATTGTAGAATACGTATAATAGGTATTTCTTTTCAAAGGTATATTAGGTTCAAGGTACTTAACCCCTTGTGGCATAGGAACCCTTAATGTTCTCTTTCCGTTATATAAGGTTGAACTATCTGGAACACCGCCACCTTGTCCATTGTCTCCCCACAGCCGATTCGCAATAAAGTCCGCTGTATTTTTTAAAATATTACTTCCACCAGATGTTTGTTCGTCCACATTCTTTTTCGCTTTCGCTTGGATAACTTCACTTAGAGCATCTACAGCTTGATAGTATTTGAGCCACGTATCGCTCCATACAGTAGGGTTAATTGAGATAACTTTATCTTTGTTTCCGATAGAAGTATCCCATACATCAACTGGTGTAAGATTTTCTAGAAATAGTTTTAAATTCGTGTATTGGGTTGCTACAGCGACATAGTTCGCATCTGAAGTAGGTATCCCTATGTTGATTGCCTGTTTACGAATAGAATAAAACTCACCTTTCCCTCCACTGTCTAAGGCGGTAACGATTGGCAAAGTATTTGCTGTATCAGGCAACACTGTTCCGATTATATTTGCTAGTTGTTCTTTAATATATCTTCGTTCCATAATGTCGATTTTGGAATCGTCCACAAAATCTAATAATGTCTTTGATATATTTTCCGTTGTTTTTTGAGCCGTTTCTGCTATTTCTTTAGCTTTTAATACAATTAATCCATTCAAGATATTTTGTGATTCAAAATAGTTTTTCAAACGATTCTTATATAGCTCGCCATCAATTATAGAATCTTTTTTCATGTTTGAAGGTGCTAAAATAGCAGCCTTGTTATTTTCATCAACCAAAACTGTTAAAAAGTTTTTTAATTCGTTATACCTTTGGATATACATGTCTCTTTCCGCAATCTTTTCTTCTGCTTTCCAATAACCAAGTGCGATCTGTATCATAGACACATATTCATTTTGTATCTTATTCCATTCAGTATTAAGATACTGTTTTTCAATTACGCTAATTACATTGTCTTTGGACACATTATCAATCAGGGTTTCTAATCTGTCCGAAACCTTTAAGGGATCATAACCGTCTTCAAAAAATGTACCTGGACCAACACGAATGTTATTTGCTTCCAATTGACCGACAACACCAACTGAAGCGACTAAACCCTCATACGTTAATGCTTCTTTAAATGTTTTTCCGCCATCCCTACTAATACCAATACCAGCACTATTGAAGGCTACAACGTTATTTGGATTTTCTGGATCAACTGCAAGTATGCCGTTTTTAAATGTTAATTCTGTTTGAGCGTCTTTAATCGCTTCACTTGCTCGTTTAACTGCTTCATCTAGAGCATTGTATTTAATCTTTCCGTCTTCATTTACAAAACCACTTATTACTTTCTGTACGGTTTGGAATAATGTACCACCGAAATCCTTTTTATAATTTGCAAGGGTAACTCTGCATGCAATTGGCTCTAATTTCTCGTTAAATACTTCTTCTATCTCCATTAGCCGCGTTTCAATATCGATATCCATTGGCTCATAAATTAAAAGAACCCGATCCCCTTCATTTGGCACATTGTAAGGGTATCCGGCTTTTCTTAAATCTATAAAGTCAATTGTCATACGAACAATTGGCGTGTCCTGTAGGTTTTCTTTTAACGCTTTGTCTAATCCCTCTATGGTTGTAAATCGTTCATCATCTATTGAATCGGCTTCAATTAGCCCAAATTTATGTACATTTGGACTGGTGTACGCTCTCTCTAACCCGTCTTTACCGTACCCACGAATATAAGTAGCAAGAGGTTTCGTATCAATTTCTCTTTCAAATGTTTTGATATTGAAATTGTACCTAAACTGAAAATCAGTATCTTCACCTATTTTCGTTTTAAAACTTACTACATTCCCGCGAATGAACATTTCAGCCTTGTAGCGTTCTAATATTGTTTTTAGTAGAGCTAATCTATTTTCTTTACCGAACTCTTGAAAATCTTGTGCGTAAAATGGATCAATAATTACTGTTTGATACCCTGTCCCTTCAAATACAAAATCAACTGCATCACGAAAAGTCATGCTATTATTGTGAATTGCATACTTTTGCTTATTCATCAGTTTCACATAGAACTCATGTATACATTCAGCCTTTTTATAAAAAGTGTTCCCTACATTTCTATCGACCAATGATTTAATTACATACGTTTCCCCATCAAACTCAACTTTATTTTCTTCTTGTACAAGCGGGAAGGAATGTCCATTTTCTTCTGTGGGATAAAGAAGAAAACTTATACCTTTTTCACCATTTACCCGACGAATTCTAGATATATTCAGAAACCCTGTTAGTATTTCTGTATTCCCTGATAGGTCTGTAACTGTAACTAATTCCAACATCACACCTTCCTTCTATAAGTATTGGAAACGAAAATCAAACGAAATAGAAAAAGCGCCTTTAGCGCCTGTAACTTCAAATTCGTTTATTCCAGCCCTCAAAGATATTGCCTTTTTATTTGTATCTCGAACGATGGACAAACTATTTTTCGTACTTCTCACTTGATCTATCACAATTGTATCTTTATCTGTTGTTATGCCAGTATAAATCCATTCTTCTTTTGTTGTTTTGTTTTTAATCTTGAGGTTTCCAGAAGCACCTTTAAAGGTAATTCGTAAAGGTATTTGCCTTGGATCAATTTCTACATCCCCTTTATTATCAATAGAAAAGGTAGCTGTTGTTCTTGTATACTCTGCTTGCATCTTTTCTAACGTCGATTGTAAGGATTCTGCAAAAGCATTCGCTGATTTATACTGAATTTCTATAAGGCTGTAGTTTCCGTTCGCCTGTGGCTCTACTTCATACTTATTTGCCACTCGTACTTTCCAACGCTTTTCAGGCTCTCTATTTGAAACAATATAAAATGGAGATTGCGAAGCGAAAAGACGGAACATAAAATTTCGAACTTTATAAAAATCATCTATCCCATGTGGTTCTGCGAGAAATAAAGATTTTATATCATCCCTTGAATTAAAACTTCCACCTAAATCAATTTCTCCATGTCTCCCATCTAACTTTTCGTATCCTGTGTTATAGAAAGGGGAATTAGGAAGAAAGTTTAAAACAGTAAGTTTGTCATTAGATGAAATAATAAATTTAGAACCATCTTCCTGAATAATTGTAAGAGTTTGATTCGTCATCGTCTCACCCCTGCATTGTATAAATCTGTCTCAAATTTCTGTCCTTGCAATAGCTCCAATGGAGATATTAATAATTCTGCAAGAACCATTCTATCTATTACAATTTGTAATGGTCTTTGTTGTGCAAGATCTCTGTTACTATATGGCGTATATTGTCCCTTATCTGGATTATCATTGTCTGGTCGATATTGTATAACATTAGGATTATCAGATAACACTTCTCTCCATCTAGAAAGATTACCAACATCATAAATTGAAAGTCCTTCAAAACGTTCCATTTGACGTCCGATTTCTCTAACCATATCACGCATATTCTCTGGGATATGTGTTATCCAATCGTTTTGCCAATCTCCATCCACAAAGATTGCATTGAAATATTTCGTTAGTGGATCATCACCTTGAAAACTAAATATTTCTTCTGGTTTTATAGAACGAATACCATCAATTGCACCTGTTACTGTATCTTGCAAGGCATCTCGTACTACAGAATATTGACTCTTAATCCCGGCTGCAAGTCCTTGCGCCATTTGAACACCTGCAAATGCTAAATTATTGGATTTTAACGTATTTACAAGAGACTTATAAGCATTCGTCCCAAGAGTGCGGCTTTCATTTTCTGCCATATAAGATGTTTTTTGAATACCCAGCGCAAAACCTTCACTAAAAGGTTTACCACCCTGATCACGTGTTAATCTTGATGGCGAGTTCATATTAAGTGTAGCCTTTAAAGCATCGAATGCACCTCTTGCTAAACTAGCTGCTACATTTTGTACATTCCATTTACCATTAGAAATACCAGAAGCAAATCCACTAGAAAATGCTTCACCGGGACTGATTGAACTAACACTTTTCAGACCATAATTACCACTTTCCGCTACATTAGAACCACTCGATCTCGCTTGCCCCTTTGTATCTTCCATACCTTGAGCAAACTGACTACCACCTTTTTGACCGTGTGGTGTACCATTAACGTTATTAAAGCCAGCATGAGCTGAAGTTACAGCTTCAAGAGCGCTCCCTCGGATATGACCATTTTGATTAACGATACCACTAGCAAAACCTTGACCACCTTGATTACCTGCTGGATTTCCATTAATCGTGTTAAAAGCGCCGTGAGCACTAGCAACTACTTGCAAAGCACTTCCTCTAATATAGCCATCTTGATTTATTATCCCTTGTCCTAATTCACTACCGCTCTTATTCCCCCCACCGCCATCTGTTGTACTTCCCATAATACCTTCCACGGCTTGTTTTTTCCCTGTCGCTGCATTTTCAGGAGCTGTATTACCAGCAATTCCATTTGCGGTTGTTTGTGAGATATTTGAACCTTGTTGAGTTGTATCAATATTTGTTTTTTGTACAACCATTTGTCTAATGACTTCAAGCGCTGTATCTATGTTAATTTGTCCATTTTGCAACCCTTGCGCAAGAGAACTAGCTGTAAACTGTCCATTAGGACCTAAATCATATTTTGTTTGATCGCCCAGTGTTATTCCTAGCTTGTTAAATACATCTTGTACACCGATGAACCCCATTTCCATGCCTGTTTTTAAAGTAGACATGATTTTTGTTCCATCTTGGGATAAATCCGTCGCTGTTAATTTAGATAAATGTTGTTGAAAAAAAATAAACACAGCGTCAATACCAACTGTGCCTTCTTTCAAACCATTTACAAATTGTGTAGATGTCATTTTACCAAGTGGCCCCAAATCAATTTCTAAATTCTTTTTAAAATCTAGGTTTAATTTTGTTGCGATATCTGTAACATTCATTTGCTTTAATCCATCAGCAAACGTAGTCATCACTTTAATACCCTCTGCGGTTAATGGTTTACTCCCCATCTCTACACGCATTGTATTTATAAGAGCAACCGCTACATCCTGAACCTTATATTTACCTGTTTTTATACCATCAACAAACTCTTCGACCTTTACTACTCCTTTTTCACCTAAGTTAACAGCCTTTGTACCATCTTCTAATGCATAAGCAATATCACTACCAATTTGCACAGCCTTTTCACGAGTTGATTGAAAAAGGCTATCATAAACAGTAGTAGAATTGGCAATTAGTGCTTCGCCATATCTTTTTACCTCATCAGCACTTTTCTTACGTAAATCAGACTCTTTTGCCGCCCTATCTTGAAGTCTTTTAAATAAATTTTCATTCGTACTCTCGATTATTTCCGAATTCTTTACATATTCGCCAAATCCTCGACCTTGGATTTTAATTTTTTCAGTTTCAGCCTTCGTAATACCCGTTGTTAAATCCATTTCAATTCCCTTAGATTTTAACACTTCTTGTGCTTGTTGAAGTTGTTGCTTATAACCTTCTGTTATTAAAATAGACTGATCAGAGTATTTTTTATTAATTTGTGCAATCGCAATCTCTTGCCCTTTAGTATCCGCTATTTTACTTTTTGCAAATTCTATTTCTTTTTGTCTTGCCTTATCTAACTCGTTCGTCAATTTTTTATATTCAGAACCTAAATCTTTTACTTTACCTTGAATTGTTTCAACAGAAGTATTGCTGTTGAAGTTATCCATTGCTTTACCTATTTTTTGAATCTCATCTACGCTTTTTGAAGCTGCTTTTCCTACTTCACTATCAATAGCTTTTAAAGCTGTCAGAAAAACCGACTTATCAGCTGCAGTCATCTTATATATCTGTCCATTATATTGTGTGAGTAACCTCTGAATTTTCTCATTCGCTTTGATAACTGCTTCTTCTTGCGCTTTGAATACTTCCATTTGATCATTAAGAATTTTGTCTTTCGCTCTTAATACTGCTGAATCTGTTTCACCAGAGAACCAGCTATCTAAATGCGCCTGAAGTTTCCCTCTATCTTTATTAATCGCTTGGATGGCTTCATCCGCTAACTTGCCGAACTCATCATGAGCGCGTTGTACGGCTTCTCTTGCTTTATCACCAGTAAGTACCGGAATTTCGTCTAACGTTTTAAAAGCTTTTTCTTTTAAATTTACGTATCCTTCAAGTGCTTTTTTTGTACCTTCACTTACACCCTCGCCGAATTTTCTGCTATCTTCTTCTGCTTGTTTTGCTTTTTTACCAGCTTCAGCAAAAGCAAAACCTAATGCTCCTAATCCAATTACAACTCCACCAATTGTTGCAACAATTGGGTTCGCTATAATTGCACCTACAGCAAAAGAAAGCATTCCAAGAGCACTTACTACCCCTAATACTGCTGGAGCTAATAATAATGATGTACCATATACTTTTTTTGTACTATCATCTAATCCATTGAACCAATCCGCTACACCTTTAATTGATTCTTTTAGTTCCGGTATAGCTTGTTTAGCAATATCTAGAATCACCTTACCAAGCGGTTCTAATGCAATTTGTAATTCTCTAGTGACTGATTTCCATTGCTTTGCACTTGTATCATAACCGTCAACCATTTTATTCATTGCACCACTATAGTTTCCTAGACCTGTTTCCATATTGTTTAGAGATAACATAGTAGTAGCTTCGAGATCTTCCCATTTTGTTCCGAAAAGTGAAACTCCAAGTTGGTTAACTTTGATTTGATCATCACTTGTTTTTAATTCATTTAATACAGCATTAAAAACGTCTTTTACTGTACCTTTTCCTTTTAAAAACTCTTTCCATACTTTTTGTGTACCTTCTGACATTTCTCCCATAGCATCAGTAGTAGACTTTGAGCCATCTTTTACACGAATCTGGAATTCTTTCATAACGTCATTCACATAATCTAAATTGTACGCACCATTCTGTGATCCATTAATTAGAATTGTGAACATTTCTTCCGCACTAAAGCCCATTTCGTTGAACAAAGGACCATACTCACTTAAATTATCAAATAACTCATTTGAATAATTTAATCCTTTAGCTGATCCTTGTGCTAATAAATCAAATGCCTGTTGACCAGATAAACCGAAACGCCCCATTAATTGAGCCGCACCACGAGTAACCTCGTTTACATCGGATTCCATCGTTTCAGCTAAGATTTCACTATCACGAGTTACTTGTTTTAATGTTTCATCATCATTAATATCTTTGATATTACGCTTTACTTTAACTAAAGAATCGCTGACACTAGCTAAATCCTCACCATATCCTTCACGCCATACTTCTTTTGCTACAGCACTAACCTTTAAGCTCTCTTCTCTCGTTAGTCCTAAACCAGCCTGTACTTTTTTATTTGCTTCTTCAAATTGGCCTGCATTTACTACTAATGCACCAACACCTGCCGCTACACCAACCGCGGCCGCTCCAAATTCTTGACTAATTCTTGAGCCGGTATCTTGCATTGTGTTTCCAACTTCGTTCATGCGTTCTCGCAATCTTCCAGAAACATTACCTACCTGTTCCATTCTTTCTTGTGTATCGCCTAATTCATTCCGATAACGATGTAAGGCTGCTGAAGCATTATTAAAGGCTGTATCATTTCGGGAAACTTGTGCTGTTAATCGTTGTAAAGCTTGTGTGCCTTGTTTATATTCTTGCTGTAATTGATTATATTGAGTTTGTAAATCTTTTGTTTCTTGCGCATTTTTGCCATATGCTTGTGTACTTTGCTGTATTTCTTGTTCCAATTGTTGCATTGATGTAGCTAATTGCTCACACTTTTGGCGCATTTCTTGTTGCTTTTGCTGTGAAGTCCTTAAAGCTTGCTCATAATGCTTCATTTTTTGCGTTTGCGCTTCAATCTTTTGATTTAAATGATTTGTCTTATTCTCCAGCTGATCCATCTCAGAGCCAACGCCACGTAACTGTTCTGAAGTATTTCTAAACTCTGCATCAATTCGTTTCAGACTTCGATTTATACCTGCAATTCCATTTTCAAACTGATCTGTGTCCAACCGGACGCGACCACCTATTGTATTATTACCTAATGCCATTCAATTCTCACCTACCTTTACAACCATGCTGGTGCTTGATTTGCTGATGTCACTCGATTTGTCTTTTGCTTTTTAGCCAAACAGGTAAAGTAAAACGCAATATCCATTTCGTTAATTTGATTTTGTGTCATTCCTGCATCCATAAGTACGTTGTATATATCGATTACGATGTCTCGATACTTGATTGTTTTCTTTTCGGTTTCATCTCTAGCTGTTCCATCAACTTTTTTTTCGCATCTTCTACCGTTTCCATTACCGTTATTGCTTCATTTAACCGCCCCATAGTTGTTAAACAAATAGAATGTATTGTAAGAGATAAAAACCATACATGCGTACCATCAACAAATTCCTGTGCCGTAAATTGATTACCATACACTTTAGCAACGAAATTAGCTGCTCTTTCAATTGTTTCTTTTGGTACAAGATCTGCTTGTAATTCGTCCGCTAATGTAGATGCTTCAAAAGTTGCTGAACCCGGAATAAACTGTGGTAAATAAAAATCTTTTTGACCTTCTGCATTCTGTAAAGTAATTTTCATTCACTTTTCCTCCTAAATTAAAATAGGGATGGCATTTTCCATCCCATTATTCTTATTCTATTAAGGTGTTACTACAGGTAGAGTTGGTACTGCTTTAAACCAATTCGCCGCTGCTGCTGCATCAAATCCAACTTCTTCTTCATCTAATCGATGTCTCCAGTTACCATCCGCACGTTGAATTGCTTTACCTTTAATTTTTGCGCTTTGGAATGTTGGTTTGTCTTCTGCTGTTTTATGTTCATCACTTGGAAGTTCAAACTTCATTTTGTAATAACATACATATAGATTTTTTCCGTTATCGTATGGCAAACGATATAACAATGCTACATACGGAGGAACATCACTTGTATTATCAACAACTTGACCTTTTACAACCTTTTTACCTAATAATTCCGCGTAAACCGTTAAAGACAACTTATCAACTTCTAACTCGATTTCAGTACCACCGAATGCACTAGCTGTTGCTGCTGGTCCACCTTCTGCATAAAAAGTTGCTCCTTCTGCCTTAGGTGAAGCTTTACCACTAACTGTTTTCCCGATTCTTTTCGGTGTAGTGTAATTATATTTACCATCTGGCGTTTCAGTTAAAATCGCATAATGTAAATCCCTAAAATCAATAATCATTTTTTATCCTCCCTAATTTATGACTTCCGTTACAAAACGAAAACCATACCGATAAATTTTTGTATCCATTTCATAATCTGGATAGGTACTTAAACGCTGAAAAGACAGCTTTTTCATAGCTGCCTGAACTGCTGTTTTTAGTTGTGTTTTGATTGGTGACATGGACCATATATCAACTTGGTACATAACGTTTGAGGTTGTTTCCTCATTCTCCGCATACATTCCTGCTGATGTATTTAATTCAGAAAATGTAATCCATATAGATGTATTATCGTTACCTTTTACAAACTGATATATGAACTCTCCACCTAACTCAGATTTAATAAATGCATCTGTACGTAATACATCGAACACATCTTTATTGAAATTCCTCATCGGCCTGTAATCCTACGCATAAATTCTCTTTCCATTGCTTGCAACACCTCTTTTTCACTCTGAACCAATGTTTTCTCTACAAAGCCTTTATGTGGCGGATTAGGATTTCTACTAGTTCCCCAATTTTGGAACTTCATGTAGAAATGAGGTGATCGATCTGCTTTATCCCATCCTATTTCAACGAAATAAGAGCCGCCTTTCTTTACAACTCTTCCCTCTTCGATAGCATTTTTAGCATGTTTCCCATCCCACCAAGGTTGCTTTGGTGTTGGTGTATTTGGTTCTGGTCCTACGGGAGAATTAAACTCTAGCTTCTGCTTAAATACTCCCGCACCCGCTTTTAATGCTTCTTTTGTAATTTTAGGGACATCTTGACCTAAACCCTCTAATTCACGAATCCATTCTTCTATACCGAAGACCTCTAATTCTGCCAATTGGATCGCTCCTCACAAATTAGGCACATTTCCTTATGCTGTTCGTCGATATCAATAACTGACTTAATCTCATATAGCTTGCCATCATACCTTGCACGCATTGCTGAATTGATGCCTTTTCGATATCGGATTGTAAAATTTATCAATTTAATAACAAACTCTGCATTCCCTTGAAATATTTCTGATTTAAACCCTGTACCAAATGGCGTTTTAGCCTCTGCCCACACCTTAACGAACTCTTTCCATTCAGATGGAATAGCGTTCCCTTCCTCATCTTTTGTTTCTGATTATTTTCGTTCTAGTATGATTCGTTTATTTAATTTACTTGGATTCATTGGTTATCACCGCTATTGTAATCCCTTAATTGTAATATCGTGGTTTCTAGCGACTGCTTTAATGCAGGGACATTTAATGATTTATCTTGATTCTCATAGTTTAATAAAACATGCGTTATTACCGCGATTTTATATAGTGCCTTTTCACTTTCAGGAACACCCGATTGTAATAAGGATTCTTTTGCTCCATCGATTAGAAGTTGAATATCTGTATCCTCTTCATTTCCATCGATTTTCATTTTCCTTTTTAATAGCTCTAACATATAATCACCTATGATCCTGAAGCATTGGTTTTCGCTGATAATTCAACGCTTAACGGAGAATTTAATCCGTTATTTCCAACTGCTTTCACTTGATAAGAATATGTTGCATCACCAGTTAGGCCTGTGTCTTTGTAGGTCGCTGTTACTGATGTCCCTACTTGTTTTCCATTGCGAAGTATTTGATACTCTTTAATGCCCCCATCATACACAACAGGAGACCAACTAATGTTGGCCGTTGTTACTGTTGTAGAATCAACTTTTAACCCTGTTGGTCCTTGGGGAGGATTAGGGTGTAGTCTGCACTTCAGCAATACGGAATGCTGATTTCAGTTTGATTTTATGGTCAAACCAAGCTGTTAAAACAAATAGTTCAATACCTGTTTTTACATCTTTGTCACGATCATAAATCATATTTGGATCGTAGTTGAAGTGAGAATATCGGAAATCACCAACAACTGGATTCACTGCTGAATCACAGAACTTAACTGGCTTCCCTAAAACTTGTTCTGGTTGAGCATTATATAAAGTTGCACTACCATTAGCAAGTGTTTCAATTATTTCTAGATAATCTGTGTAACGCATTTCAATAGTCGCATTTTCACGAAAATCTTCATGTAAATCTGCAACTGCTGACTTAATAGCTTTATATAAAGTTGCGCCTTTAACTGACTTAATGCCAGCTTTATAGAATGACATAGATTCCTCTCCAGCTTTAGGCGTTGTAGCAAACGCCACTTTCTTCTCTTTGGCTGCTAAACCACTTTCTAACGCTTGATCTACAGTTTGTACTAAGTTTGTATCAGTTGCTGCTAAAACAGTCTCTGAAATAGGCACAAACACCTTAAATTTATTACGTCCGAAAGTTACAACATCACCTTCTGCTTTCAATTCCTTTGCTGTTGCTGTATCAGCAATAAAATCATCATCATCTAATGTAAAAGTAACCTTAGGGATTTCGAGATTCGTTACACTTGTAAATGTAGATACGTCTCTTAATGGGTTTTTAACAAATGGTTCATGCAATAATTCATTTGTCATTGTAGTTGGAAGAATCTTTTCGCCACCTGTTGAATTTTTATCACCAAGAGCTGCTCGTGCTTCTTGTGATAAGGTACCTCCACGAATTGTAGCTCGAACCAATTCCGCTTTGGCTGCAACTACCTTTTGTTTTGGATCTTCAATAGATTGCAAACCATTTTGAGTTTGAGCTTGAATTTGAAATTGCGCTCTCTGTTCAGCTTCCATCGTGTCATGTTGTTCTTTAATTACATTGAAACGCATTTGAAGGTCTTTCTTGGATTGCTGTAACACTTGAAGACTCTCCATGGTTGCGGATGGATCAATCGCCTTCTGAGAAAGCTCATTCTCTACTTTTTGTAGCTGTTGACCAATAGTAGATAAATTTTGTTTTAGTTCAAACAATGTATTTTTTGAGAAGTATTGAAAGTTACCAATAGATAATCGAAATTTATTTTTCATTAATGAATTCCCCCTAAAATTGTGTTTATATAGTCCGCGTTAGCTTTCGCTTCTTCGGCAATTTTTTGTCGTTCTAACATTTCGTTTGGTGATATGTTTGCTTGTGTATTCACTAATTGTTGTGGAATATTTTTGTATTCCTTCATCCACTTTTCATCTAGACATGCTGCGGCATTATTTGCTGAGATAATTTCATCACAAAGTCCATACTCCATAGCTTCATCAGCCGATAACCATGTCTCTGCATCTAGTAATTGTTTTAATATATCTTCATCTAACTTATCACCAGCACGAGTTAAATAGTGTTGCACCATCGATTGGTTAATACGTTCAATGTCATCCGCTGCTTTACGTAGCTGACCAGCATTTCCTGATGCATATGTCCACGCATTGTGTACCATCAACATTGAATTAGCATACATAATGATTTTGTCTGAAATCATCGGTAATACTGATGCGCAAGAAGCACCTATACCATCAATATAGGAAATAACCTTCGCTGGATGTCGCTGTAACATTGCGATAATAGCCATTGTTTCAAAAACAGATCCACCTGGACTATTGATATACAGGTTAATCGTTTCAATACCATCACCTAATTCATCAAGTTCATTTTTAAAAGTAATAGACGATACCTCACCATACTCTTCCCATGCATACTTTGTAATTTCTCCATAAATAAAAACATCTGCCATTTTACCATTGGCGGATGCTTTCATTTGAAAAAACTTATTCTGTTTGTTCTTTGCCACCGTTTTTCACCCCCTTCCGTTGAGTTGGATTCATGTCAATTGGATATAGATCACCACTTACCCAAAGTTTTGAAGCATTACCACCAACAGGTGGCTCGTCTTCTTTTTGGCGCACATCATCTTGTGATAACCATCCACTCCTAATTGCTGCTTGATAATAAGCTGTCCTTGAAGCTGTATCACCTCTTAACAGCCCTCCAAGGTTGAATTTAAAGTAATGTCCCTCTTGCCGTTCTTTTTTATTTAGCAACTTACGGTTCATTTCTTGCTCATACTGACGAACAATAGGAGTTAAAGTCATTTGAACAAACTGAATCATCAACTGTTCATTACTGCTATAGCTTTGTCCTTCAGTGTCATTTAAAAATGTAACCGGAACATTAAAAACGTTAGCAACTCGTGAACGTGTAATTCGTTCTGATGCTAACGTGTCTGAAGCGAAATATTTCCGCTCCATTTCTTCAATATTTACACCGGGTTCTCTAAATAAAATGCCACCATTTTCTTGATAAAATCGTTTAAAATCATCAATGATTTTTTGCCTCTTATCACTATCTACCTGCGTGGCATAATCCAAAATAAAACTATCTTTCTTCTGCATTTCTGACAAACTAAATTCTTGTACTGCTTTATCATATTCAAGAGTATTTCGTAAAACATCAATTGGACAAATACCTTTCCATCTTGAAATACCTGTGATGTGTTTAACATGAAACATGTTCATATTGTGGATGTAATACGTACCTTCAATCCCACGTACCTCATACCACAAATTATTATCATCCCTATTCAAAAAAGGTGTTACATAAGCGGATTCAATAGGGATTAATGATTCCACTTGAAACCGAACATCACGAATGATAGCTGCATATCCATTTCCAGTTTCATTTCTTGAAACTTCAATTTTATTTATCCATTCAAATCCGGTCATGTTTGGATTAGGTTCATTCATTACAACATCAGACACTTGATTAACAACAGTGTCATAATCCTTATAAAGCTTTAACGGCAAAGATGCTACCGTATTAGATAATCTGCTAATCACACTAAAAATCGTCTCATTTGTAGCTAACTTTGCATTATCAATACCCCAAAACTTCCTTCCAAACCATGAAGTGAAGTTATATCCAGCACCTTTCCATCCCAATGATGCTCCTTTAATCGCTCCTTTAAAACGATTAATCAGTTTCAATTTCTCACCGCCTTTCTATTTAAAAAGATCGTTAACTGATATAAATTCAATATTTCCATCACCTTGTAATTGAGATAACATGGGGATTACTTCTGTATGAGCATTTAGAAACGCTGCAAAGCCATCAATCTTTCGATATTTACTCTGTTTAGATGGTAAAAAGTTCCCGTTTCTGTCTTCCACAAGCTTTACATTATTCATATACCAACGGAAAAGACGGTTTTTATTACTGATTATTTTTCCATCCAACAACAACTCTTTTACATCCTTTAATGCTGGACTTAAAGTTAAATGTCCTTGTCGAACTGATTCTGTATTAAATCCATATGCTTTCAAATCTTCATTTAAACGATAAGCATTTGCTGGATCATAAGTAATTTTCTTTATGAAATACTGTTCGGATTGTTCAACAAACCAATCATAAACATACTCGTATTTCACATATTCACCAGGAATAATAGTTAACCAACCTTTATCTTTAAACTCTTTATATTCGATGTCCTCATTATCACGATCAACTTTAACTTGCGGAACCCAACTATGAGATAGCACAAAAACCTTCCCATCTTCTAAAGGAAATTCTAGACAAGCGCTTGTAAAATCTTCTGAGGAAGACAAATCATAACCTGCAACACATTCTTTACCAGCTAATCCCTTTATATCAATAACTTCTTCATTTCTTTTTAATATCTCAATACCCACAAAAGACATTTCATCATTATCTACAAATATGTTAAATTGTTTTGTAATCCAGTCGTATTTTTCAGCATCTGTATGTTTGTCTGTATTCCAATCATCAATAAGCGATGGAAGGTCTAGTGAAACACCCATATTAGGGTTTGCTTTAATCCATAGTTCAGGATTCTCAATTTCATCCACACTATCCATTTCAGCCATGAAATAAAACTTTCTATCTTGGTCGATAACCCCTTCCAACACATCAGTTGCAATTTCATAGTATTGAACAAGTGGTCCTTCAAGTTGATATCCTGCCGTAGTGATGTAAACAATCATTGGCTGTTTACGTGCGCCACGTGATTTTTTAATAACATTGATTAACTTAAAGTTTTTAAATTCATGTATTTCATCAAAAATACCAAGGTGTGTATTTAATCCATCTAGTTTCTTACTATCTGATGCACGAGGTTCAATTTTAGAATGCGTTTTATCGTGGAAAATTCCTTTCTGATTTTCGCGTAAATGTTTCCGAAGAAGGGGCGATTTTTGAACCATTGCACGACTTTCATCAAATAATTCTCCTGCTTGTTGTTTTGTGTTTGCCAAAACATAAACACGAGCACCTGGCTCGTTATCTTTAGCAACAGCATAATTAGACAAACCAGAAATCATTGTAGTTTTTCCATTTTTACGTCCAATAAAAATAAGGCCCTCACGAAAGCGCCTATAACCTGTATCTTTATGAATCCATCCATACAAAGAACCCATAACAAAGTGCTGCCACGGTTGAAGAACTAACCTTTTATAGTCACCTTTTGATGGGCGACAAAACTTTTCGATATATCGTATCGGTCTATGAGCTTTTTCTTCCTCAAAAACCCAAGGGAACTCCTCATTCCCCTGTCTCTTCAAATCATTTAGATGACGTTGACAAGACAAGATATTTTTCTTACTAGCTATTATGTTTCCTTTCACGACTTGTTCTGCATACCAAGTTGTTCTTAGTTCAGGAGATGGATCTACCAAAATATTAAAATGCTGTATCTGTTCATCCCGCCATGTTTTATACCACTTGGCTATTTCAGATGGCTTAGAAGTTGTCGTAATCATCATCAGAATCTCCAGTTAACTCTTCTTGAAGCTTTTTTCGGCTTGCTCCAGTCAACCCTAGCTCGCCTAAATATTGACGAATCTGCTGTAAATACTTGGGTATCTCTGGTATCAAAGTGTGCTTAGTAAGATTTGTAGCACCTGCTTTATTTGTATACTCCATTGTCAGCCCTTCTTTTTTAACATTAGCCGCCATCTCCCTAAACATTTGATAACTGAAAGCAATCGCTTCAACTACAATGGGATCATTTTTATCTGCCTTACCTTCCCCTTCTAGAACAGACCAAATACGAATCCAAGTGTCTTTTCCTACTTTTTTTAAATGAGTAGGTGGTTTTCTCTCATTTAATCCATTATCCACGATATCACCTCACTTACATTTTATGGATAAAAAGTGTTGACTCAAAAATAAAAAGCCCCTGTTTTTAGGGTTTACCCCCCTTTAGAAAAACCACTTGCGCTACGCACGAAGGTGGCATCCGGTCTGGGCGGAAACAGCTTTGAACAATAAAAGGAGGGGGGCTATATGAATTCTTTATTCGCTTTTACTTTTACGAACTGAATTTTTCTTTTACTTTTCTTTTTCCCTCCACCTTTTTCAGGATGTTCTTTGTTGTGACATGCATTACATAAACTAATTAAGTTATCTAACGTTAATGCAAGTTCAGGATACTCACTTCTTTCTTTGATATGATGAACCATATCAGCAGGTACTGGTATCAATGGTTCACGCTTCATACACTCTTGGCAACGATAGTTATCTCGTATCAGAGCTAACTCTCTACACCTTCGCCAAGCTGTGCTGTCATAGAACTTCTTTGCTTCTTTGTCACGTTTATATTTATCGTAGAACTTGCGTTGTTGCTTAGTTTTGTATTCATCGTTCACAACCACCACCAACATATATACGTTCAAGCATATCTTTAACTTTCATCCTTCATCCTCCTCTAAAATAAAAAGCACCCGAATGGATGCTTTGTAAAATAAATTATTGAACTAAAATTTCCGCAAATGCTTCATTCAAAAATTCTACTAAAATGTCCTCGGTGAATATTTCTTCACGTTTTTTACTAAATAGTTTTCCTTCTTGTAAAACTATTCGATCCAACTCTTCATGTATGAATGTATCTGTTATTGTTTTAACTTCAATAGTATTGGTACCTTCGTCCACTCTAACATTAAAGTTTATATTATGTATTCTTAGTTCCGAATGCTCCTTCAATATAGAAATACTGTAATCATATCCATCTATTCGTTTTAAGCTTTCTTCAATTTTTTTCATGCATGGAAGTATCACCTGATTGTATTTTTCGCGTAATATCTTTTCTTGTACATCTGCTGTTACAACTTCCTTTACTCTTTCAATAAATTGCTCTAAACTACTCATCCTTTCCACAACCCTTTCTATATTTAATATTAAAGTTATAAACTAGTACAATTGTATCATGCTCTGAATTTAGAAATTTATTGAAAATCAACAAAAGAGCAACATTACACTACTTACTCTTCCCTCAAAATATAAATACGGTAAATGAATTTTCACCCTTCTTCCAATCACCTGATGTTGCCATATCAAACCGCTCTTACATTATTAAGTAACTGGAAGAAGAGCAAAAGCTCTTCCTAATAACGGTATCATTCAATCTTTACCATCTGCTGGTTTCGGATTTTTAATCATGCCGTCAATATGAAGCCGTTTAGAATTCAAGAAAAAACATAGTGAGTTGTGTTTTCCGCCACTTCTCACAATACAAATATATCATGTTAAAAACCAAAACGTGTCCGTAAATAGTTCGTAAATTGTCCGCAAATAGTTCGCAAATCCTATATAATAAACTTAAAGATAATCAGGAAGGTGGATATACATTTTGAATGTTTTTGAATTGAAGAATGCTGTTGATTTGGAATATATGACTTTAACAGATGATTTCGAAATATATGGGAAATGGTTTATAAATAGCAATCCTGAAATTAAAGTTTCTGGTAAACTTTCGTTTTCAAATAAAAAAATGGAATTATCGACATTTGAAGGTTTAGTTGAATTAGACGATTTAAGTGGTCCATACACTATATATGGAGAAACTATATTTGGAGAGCACGTTACCTTATTAGGGATTAACGGAATATATAGTTCCATTGGAGGCAAAGGTCCTCAAACCCAAATTTTTCACCCCACGTTTTTTGTTGTTGGCGAGCATTTCTTATCTGCTGATGATTTAAAATTTGATAAAGTCGAATTAAATAGTACTAATTTAGAAAGCATTTTGGATACAACTGTCTTTACTTGTGACATAACTAAAAGTTCTGAGGGATTTTCATTCGTTTATCCAGACATAAAGGAATGGAGGATCTCTAGTATAAATGCTACTCTAAAAACAAATCATCGTTTAACATCTGGTTTCTCGAATACTGAAAATGTTACTATGGATTATACTGCGCTTTTAGAACTAATACCTGATGAACCACAAAATTATAATTGGTTCATGGAACAGTTAGATATTCTACTAAATTTATTTTCTTTATTTACTGGCAGAGAACAATTTTTAAAAGAAATATCATTCATAAATGAAAAGGAAACCCCTAGAAGATTCAAATTATTTATCACACAAAATGGTTTTAATGAAATACCAGTCCGTAAATCCTCTGATATAATCACTTTAGTGGATACTCAAGACCATCTCGAATCAAGTCTAGATATGTGGTTCAAACTTTATAATCAATACCAGTCCATGTATAAGCTTTATTTTGATACCACTTACCATGGAGTTTATGACCAATGGAAATTTCTTAACTATACACGTATTTTAGAAGGATATCATCGACTGAAATACACAGAAAGTACATATTGTAGCCCTGAAAAATATGAAAGTATAAAAAATAAAATCCAAACATTTATTGAAGAAAGTATAACAGAAGAAGATCTTAGCCAACTAAAGAACAATATTAAAAATGCAATTACATACTCATATGAAATACCATTTCGGAAAAGACTGCTTGAACTGAGTAAGCAACTCGATGAACCGTTATTTAATCTAATTTTTGATAGCAAGACTGATTTAAAAAGCTTTGTTAATAAAGTAATCGAAACTCGTAATAAAATGACTCACCCTCAAGGGGAAGGAACTACAATTCTCCAAGGAATGGATTTAACAGAGGCAAATTTACGCTTAAACCATTTATTCAAAATATTAATTTTTACTGACATTGGGTTACCTACTGAACTCCTAATAGAAAAACTGTGACAAAATTACATATCTTTAATAACTACAAAAGGTCATTTTAATAACTAAATATCCATTTAAACAAAAAGGCATTCTATATTTTGGAATGCCTTTTTGCATTTAGATTTCAGCCTAATATTTAATGATGTTTCCCACAAAATTCGGATTTTTTAATTATAATTATATCAAAATGAATTCACTACAAACTAGATTGTGTTAAATTAGTCCATTTCGTTTCTTCTTAGAGTTATCGAGCTTTTCCACACTTGCTATAAATGAATTTGACCCTTTTCTTTTGTAGCCAATTCAAAAAAACAAGCATACGCTTAAATTTTAATTACGTTTATATAACTATGAATTATCTACAAAACAAAAAGGGATTAAATAAATTTTAAACCTTTTATTCAATCCCTCTTTTTGATTAAATTTTTTTAAAAGAAATAACCGTTCCTTTTCCTTTGTTTTCATCTAAATATCCTATAGGTAAATTTACTATAGCCTCTATATCTGATTGACATAATCTAACTTCCTCACACAGTTGTTTCTTCATCTTAACATGATTGTCTATAATTAAATCAATTGCTTCTTTTAATAATAATGGAGATTCATTTTGTAATACATCATCATATGGCTCATGAATCCTCCAACCTTTTTTCGCTATTTGCTTCCACAAATAACTTGCTTGATAATCATTTATTATATTTAGTTCTCTTGAACGATATATCATAGCTTGTATAGAAATCTGCCATCTCTTTTTTAAAAGTAAGTAGTAATCTAATGTATGACTAATAAGTTCTTCTGAAAAAGATTTAGCAGGCATTAAAAATGAAGAGGCAAAATAGTTAGCTTCATCCTCCATACGTTTATAAACTTCTTTTTTATTAAAGTCTTCTTTTTTTACATGTTTGTGTAGTAGATAATGTCCTAATTCATGCGCTAAGGTAAATTTTATTCTTGAAGGAGTAGACCTTTCATTACCAACAAGTATAAAAAGTTTATTTCCAATCCACCTAGAACAGGCATCTATTTCGAAATCCTCAGATTTTATCAGACTTACTACTATTCCATGTTTTTCAAATAAATGTGTAACATCTGAAATTGGCCCATCATTTAAATCCCATTGCCTTCTTAATTCAGATGCTATATTTTCAATATCATTAAAATCTGTAGGCATAAAATGTTCTTGATGGTTGATATTCGTTTCTGGAAGATCAGATTTTGGAAATTCTAAAATTGTCTCCAAATAATCAAATATACTTATTAACCATGAAATTTTGATTTCGTGAATCCTTTTTAATTTCGCTGTCGTATTAGCCTTACTTCTAAAATACACAATTTCTTTTTCTATTTGCCTATATCCATCTTCAAAGAAGTAATCATATGGAAGATTTAATATATTCATGATGCTTAATAGAACTTCAGCAGGCGGTATTGATTTACCATTTTCATATTTGGAGAGAGCTTGATGAGTCCTCAACCCAATTTTCTCTGATAGTTCTCTTATTGTTAATCCTCTTGATTCACGGCCCTCTTTTAACTTATCAGGACAAAAGGATCTATTTACGTTAATTCTTACCCCCATTTTCGTGCACTCCTTGGGCAAAATTTTTAAATCTAACTAATTGTTCTCTTGAAATTTCATTCTTTTGTTTATCTTCTTCTGGTGTGCCAACTAGATGTAATTCTTTAGTAAGATCAATACAACTAAACCATTTTCCGCTCCCATCAGGAACTCCTAAATTTACAAAAGCAACTCTTCTATTAATTTGATGATGCGTAAGCTCTAAATAACCGGGTTCCTCAACAATTTCTTGTTTATCAAAATTAATATAATACTGATTGTCTCTTTGCAACAGAGATCTGTACATCGCTTTTCTCGCTGTTTTATCTTTACTTTGCACTCTATTTATTGTAATAACTACATTTTCTGTTTGCAATTCGACATGGTAAGCGGATTTGTTTTTATTAGGTACGATTTGAGTTGTAATGTCCTTAAGTATGCCCTTATTTGCTGCTTCATATAAGGTAAACTGAGCAGCTATATTGTCAAGATATCCCATATGTTTTTTCCCTAAAGCCCATTGTAAAAAGGAAATATCTTTTATGGAAGCATCTACTAATTCATAGGCTTGCTGAATCAGCGGAACAATTTGTCTCCGAACTCCTTTAGACATCTCTTTATCAATAAATTTCTTCACATCGATTGGCACACCGATATCCATAATAAGCAACACCTCATTTTCAATTTAAGGTTCTATCCTTTGCAACTATTTTACCCTTTTTAGTTATTTTTGGCAACTGAATAACCTGAATGTTGAGAATATGAATTACCGTTTAAAATATGTCCTTATATCTTAAATTTCCTCTGATAATCATTTAATGTATCTTGTTCAATTCCTATATATCTCAAAGTCTCTTTCTGATCTGTATGATTTAACATCTTTTGCAAAGCAACTACATCTTTAAATTGTTTATAATGATGATATCCATATGTTTTTCTAAGTGAATGTGTCCCGATACGTTCTAATCCAAACTCTTCTGCCGCTTGATTTAATAATACATAGGCCATAGCACGAGTAATCGGTTTATTCTTTCCATTTCTACTCTTAATCAGATATTCATTCTTCGGTTTTCCTTCTGTATAATTCCTAATAGCTCTCTTCAGTTCTGAAGGCATCTTCACATCTTTGATCTTCCTTGTTTTCTTTTCACGTATTACAATATTCCACCCCTCAACATCCCTAACACGTAAACGCAATATATCTGATATTCTGAACCCTGTATTAATACCAAGAAGGAACAGAATGTAGTTCCTCTCATTCTGGTTCTTATAGAATTTCTTTATTTCTTGTATTATTTCTTTATCTCGAATCGGCTGTACAATGTTCATACACTTCTCCCCTCTTTTTGTCTACGTGTTTTTTGAAATACCTCTTTCTTTAGATTGAAAGCTAAACGCAATATCGCACGACCTTTTAACTTGTAATACTTTGTTTTACCTATACCTAAATCCATCCAGATATCTGGGTCATATCCAATGTCATCTTCCATATAAAACTTCACGATTACCTCACGTTCAGCATCTCTTAGGCGATTCACAGCATCATACAACCAACTCATAAATTTATTTCTTTCTTGTTCATACTCAATTCTTTCAATTGCAATATTTTCAGTTGAACTATTAAACTCGTTTGTAGTTGATGGAGGAACAATAGAATATGACGGTGTCACTTTTGGCAGCATATCACATGGCATTGTTGCTAAATATGTACGATACTCATTGAATACTTTTTCAATTTCTTGTTTTGTTCTTTTCCCATCCACGATTGGCATTTTAAATGATAGTTGTTTATTCATATTAAATTCCTCCATTATTATTATTTTTGTCTTAATGCTCCACTTCTGCGTTCATAACGTGGTCCATGAACTCCCATTAACTCTTCAATTTCACGAGTACTAAATTTCTCTTTTCGCTTTTTCTTGCCTTTCTTCTTTGCTTGTTTTGATTACTTTTTCCACTCACGTAGCTGATCCTTTAACACCTTCATTTCCCCATCCCCTTTTCAAAAGAAAGAGGACACCTATTCCTAAAACAGCTTTAATTGCTGCTTTAATGAATTGGTGTCCTCTAGTTTTCTAGCCGGACTTTATTCGATTTTTATCTTAAATATCCCAATAGTCACTATTAGCATCATTAGTATATTTGCTGATTTCCTTCTCTTTCCCACACTTTTCACATTTATAATAACTAACTATCCCCATCTTACCGGTTTTAAAATCTTCACTGTCTTGACTTTTAATAAGTTTATATCTATGTATACATTTAGGTTCTTTTAATTTATCTAACCACTTTCCTAACATAACTTAATCACTCTCCTCTTGAAGATAGTCTTTCTATTCCCATCTTCTCTTAAGAATACATTAGAAAAATTCCCCAATCAACGGAACGTGATAGCTTGTTTTTCTATAAACAAAAGGATTATTTTGTTCAGTTTTATTTACATGAATAGATTCGTAAAATTTTCATATGCCCAAAATTTATTCGTGTAATTACATATTTTTTTCTTTTAAATTGGTTACCTCCGTCATACAATAAAAGTGAAATTTCATATTTTTGGAATTTAATTAAACGAATTTTATTAACAGAGCAGGAGGAAAACTCAATGAACAGTCTTTACGACAGAAGACCTAGTAGCACTTTAACTGTAATTATCGGTATTTTTTTAATTCTTATTGCTTACGTAGGTTTGATTTATGCAAGTCTACCATTCAGTTTTACATTTATAGCTCTAGCTGGTGTCATTGCTCTATATTTGAACTATGGCACATATGGAATTAAGTCAGCGTTTAGCCCCCTCCAAAAAGGAGTAATTAAAATTATTTTAATTGGTTACATATGGAATGCAGTCCAAAGCTCACTTGTTGCAGTAGTGATCACATATGGTTTTGATTTTCCGGTTGCCGCTAACGGAGCGACTAATATTTTTGTAGACAACACACCTACTCAATTCATCTATAACGCTATAGATATTATATTTAGTTTAATCGGTGAAGAATGCTTCGTTTTAATTCCATCTATACTAGCAATTTACTTTTTGAAAAAACATGGAGTAAACGAGAAACGATCAATGATTATTGTTACAATTATTGGCGCATTCTTTTTTGGTTTGGCACATTATTCTACATATAACGGTAACCTCGTTCAGATTTTCTTTGTTATTGGTTTAGCTAGATTGCCACTTAACTGGGTTGCATTTAAAGCTAATTCATTATGGGCTAGTTCTATCACACATATCTTATTTGATTTCACACCCTTCTTAGCAGCATTATTATTTTCTGTCCTACGCTAAAATGATGATTAAGGAGCACTTTTGAAAAGTGCTCTTTTATATATAAATAACACTACAAAATGAAATTTTTGTATGTAAAGATACTTTTTTAATCATTTAAAACAAACCAATTTATATTTTATAAATACATATAATTATACTTTTTTACTAGTATACAAGCCGTATCTTTTAAAAGAAACACAACATAGAATACAATACAGGACAAGACTTTCAAAAAACTTGTCTGAGTTAAATCTCAAAAAGGGGTGAACATAAATGCCTATCGTTAAGCCTTTTATAGCTGGGAGACGATTTGTAAGTACCGCAGCAACAGGAACTGCCGCTGGAGCAGACTTAACTTTTGCTAACACAGACTTCACTGATGACACTGGTGCTGTAACAACATTCCCTGCTTCTTATGCTTATTTTACACTTTATATTAATGGCGTTATTCAAACTAGTGATACTATTACTGGTGTGACTACTACAGCTGCTACTATTGTAGGGGGAGCCGTCCTAGATGGAGGTACTCCTATTGCAATTGAATTTACTATAACGTAACATTAGTTGTCTTTTTAGAGGTTTCATTAAAAGAAACCTCTAATTTTAAAAATTGACATTAACTTTAGTAGCAACTACATAATGCAATGCATATACTAGTATAGAATGATAGGAATTTATACTCACTCTCGAAAAGAGCACTTATATATAGTGCTCTTTTTTAGATTCCTCTTTTCTACAAAATGAAATTTTTATTATAAAAGCACTCATTGAATAAATAACGCATATACATTGTAATTGGATAGGTATTTTGTATTAACATCGTATTAGGAGAAGCGCTCTGGTCAAGCACTTCTCTTTTTTATAAAATAAAGTTTTTATATACATAAATCACTTTCTAAATGCCTAAAATAGCCCAAAGATTTAGGAGCTAATCAATGGAATTAATACTCACAATTCTAAAATATTTATTAATTGCAATTGGAATTTCTCTTTTAATATTCATGGGATATATATGGTATTTCTGAAATCAAATAAATTAGCGTTTTTATTGAAAACATTTCTTAAATATATTGCATATACTAAATCGAATACTCTCTACAGTACAGTCACCTTTAGAGCGTCTTTCTCCCAAGACGCTCTATTCATTTTTTGCTGGTTTCGAAAAATACTTTTCACCTTTTAACTGGACAAGTATATGTTAATGTATGGAGAAACCCTCCACTCATAGGATCTACCTTTCTTGACCAAGGGCACGATATATACGTGCTCTTTTTTTATGTCTTAATAACGATTTTGTTCAGAATTTGCACATACACTAAGAAAATACATACGATATATTGCTATCACATTTTCACTTCTCAATATGACTTCTGGTCAAAGAGCGCTTTCCCGGGCGCTCTTTTTAATTAAAATAAAGATTTTATTCTATGACAGGCTCAATTCATCCAATTAAGGCATACAATATTAAAAATTTACTCGTAAAAATCTGATTACAATTTTTTGGATTTTTTATAACTCATGAGACATTCACTTATCTTACTAAGAGTGCATATAAAAATGCGCTCTTTTTATTTGTTGTTAAATAACTATTTTGTTAAAAGCTTTTCACGTTAAGCTGGACAAGCATATATTATTGATATGGAAGCTTTTCACTTATAGGAATCTCTTTACAAAGAGCACTTTGAAAAGGTGCTCCCTTTTCACCCTTCATGAGAAATTACATATATTAATATCGGCTGCGCATGTATTCAGCTTACAAATTAGGCCTTGTGAGCTGACACCTTTTAAAGGAGCACATTTAAATATGTGCTCTTTTATTTAATTTTGTTTACACGATTATGCAGAAGGAACATAAAGTATATGGTAATCCAATACTCGTATAACCTATCTTTCTAAGAGCCTACTCACTTGTGCTCTTTTTTTTGTTTTCAAATAACGTTTCTATATAAATCCATTTAGGCATTTTCATTACCTCTCTTCATATATTAAAAGCTTCCACCATACACTAAAACGAAACTCAAAAATAAGAAGGGAGGATAAAAATGCCTATCACAAATATTTATGATTTTATAGCCAAGTATGGACGTCCCCCTCACTTTCATAAAGATTTCCCTCTAATCTTATTTTGGAGCCAAAAAAGCGGCTGCACTTCACTCGCATATTGGTTCTTTTATCACATTAATTTGTTTAAAGAAGTTGTAAAATATAGCCCTTTTGTTCATAACTATGAATTTGAAATTTATAAAAATTCTATACCATATTTCACTGATTTAGCCAACGCATTACAAACAAAAGAAAAAGACACGTATAAATTGGTAAGAAACCCTTTCAAAAGAGCTGTAAGTTCCTTTATTTCTCTTATACCAGCGCCATATTACGAATCCACTGAGTGGAAGCCAATCCGCCGTTATCTTTATGGTGATGAATCTTGCAATAAAAAGATTTCCTTTAAACTGTATTTATATTATTTAAAAGCGCATGCACCAAATTTTGAAGGTGTAAACCCACACTTCACACCTCAATATATACAAGGAGAAGAAGAGTTTGTTACAAATTACATATACCTTGAAAATCTCTCTGCTCATCTGTCTGCCCTAGAAGACAAACATTGTTTAAAAAAATCTCCATTAAACGGATTAATTAACTCATGGCACCACCAAAGTAATCTAGCAATTTACAAAGGTAACTATGCAGATGGTGATATTACAGATCCCTTATTCCCAAGGCATCCCACCTATAATAGTTTTTATGATGAAGAAACGATTCAACTAGTTAAAGATATCTTCAAAGAGGATTTCACTACTTACAAATATCCCTCAACATTACTTTAAAATATAGGCATTTTCCTTATCACAAATTCATAATTATTACAGAGAAACTTAAGCCACCTACTTAAGTTTCCTCATAATACTCTTGTAAATTGAAGTTGGGCACTATTCTAATAGTGCTCTTTTTTAATTTTTTTCTATAAAACAAAATCTTTATCAGAATAACGATTTTATTCACTTTTATAGCTTACTATTCCTCATAGTTCTGTTTTTATTCTAGAACTTTTATAAAGTTAAAGTGTCCATCAAGATAACAATCATTGATCTAACCCCAAAAATATATTTCATTAACTTCGCTTAAAGTAAAATATTCATTTTTTCATTCACCCAAGTTCATAACATATTCTTTTCTTCTAGTAAAATAATGATTAGGTACCCTATGCACATTTTATCCACTGGAAATAATACCTTTTATATACTTAAATATTAGAAACTTCATTTCTGCTACTTCTGCAATAGCAATTTTGTTCACTTTTTCGATACATTTATGAAACATTCATATGTTATCTTCAGTACGTTCCATCGTTTTTATAAAACTGTGTGAGATATACCAAAATAAGAAGCCCTAGAGCCCTAACTCTAGGGCTACTTGTTTGAAATAAGGATTTTGTTAAATATTCAATTGAACCTTTTTACACTCTCCGTATTACTAGGTCACAAGATATTCAGAAACCTTATAAGATTGTAATACTAATGTAAGGTTTCTCAATATGAACCAATGTATTTATCTAGTAAGCTATTTATCGGCAATACATATAAAATGAGAAACATTTATGACTTTTGAAGACAATCGTAAATTAGGCATTCAACAAGGGTGTATAGTAATAACAGATCAATCGCAATATCTTGTTGCTAAAAAGAATGAAAATTATTCTTTATTAAGCATCGCAACTGTGGAATGTATAAACTTTGAAGTTTCACTTGAACATCTTGAAGAAATGGTCCAAGTAGATTTAAAAGAAAAAATCCAAGATATCATTCCACCAGGGAATATTAAAATCGTAGCTCAAAACAGAATATAAAATGTATTTTCTAAGAGCACTTTCGATAGTGCTCTTTTTTCATGAACAGTTTCAAATAACTATTTTGTTAAAAGTAAATTCACTATTTATTTTCAACTTCCATATACTTATACAGACTATAAAAAAATCCACAATATAGTTCTTGGTCCGAGAGCACCACACTTTCTGATGGTGCTCTTTTTAATCAAATAAAGATTTTGTCAAAGAATTTCTTCACCTTTTAACTGGACAAGCATATGTTATTATATGGAAGGTCCTCTTTCATATAAAACTACCTTTCTTGTCAAAGAGCATGCTTATATGCGTGCTCTTTTTCGCTTGTTATGAACTATTGATTTTGTTTTAATTTTATTAACCTTATTGATTCCTTTGCATACAGTATTATCACAAGGAATTCCACAGGTTGCTCTGGTCCAGTTACCTTGAATTTTTTGCAAACCTTGCGAGAAGAATCCGTTTATAACAAACGGGTTCTTTTATTTATTCTTCATAAAATAACTGTTTTGTTCTGTTTTTGTATTGGAAGCATACAGATAAAATGGTGGTAAGTAATTATCTTGATCATTCTGTACACCCCATTTAGGCACCTATACAAGGTGCTCTTTTTTGATACATACAAAATAACGCTTTTGTTAAGATCCACGAATCCATTTCTTAGGTGAAAAACTTTTATAGAAGCTCCTTTTTGGACAAATTTACCGGATGAATTAACAGAAATTTCGTGTTATTCTTAACGTGTTGAATAACCCAATACATTCAACAATGCTCTTAATTGCATACTTAGTATGTAACCATCCAGATACCTTAGCTAATACGTCCCCCTAGTCGTCGTTATTGCTAAGGTATCTTTTTAGATGCCCTGTGTGCAGGGCTTCTTCGTTTCAGTTATGATACTCTTTTTTATCACCTAACTACATAAAAATTCATACCCTATATAGATAGATGCTTTATTATAGACTGAATTCACTCCGGGAAAGAGCACTGTTCGAAGGTGCTCTTTTCAATTTAAATTAGGATCTTATTTAGTTTCCATTAACTCTTTTTACCATAAAAACAATTAACTATTATTTGAAAAATCGGAAACAATTATCTAATGTTTTTTCTGAATACTCGTGATATTATTTTGTTGCTGGTGTTCATCAACCCGAGCATTCAGTAACACCATCCACAGGCTCTACTCTCATCATTCCCTTTTGAGAGTAGGGCTTCTATTTATAGAACTGTACCTAACACTCTGTTTATATTTGTACAAAATTCAAATTATATGCCAATTAATTGACTGACATTGAATTTTTTGGAATTTCATGATAATATTTACCTATAAAATCATTACCCTTACGTAACTATGAGCCTTTCCACTCATGGCTCTTTTTTATTACGATTTACACTTCACATCTACACGTTTTTGACTAGCTTCTCGACTAAATCCTTCTGGGTATCTTGTTGCTAATTTAGATATATTCATTTGAGCGATATCTTCTAGGGTATATCCTATTTCGTGAGACATGATTGAAATGTAGTACAAGATGTCGCCTAGCTCTAAAGCTATTTTATGTGTGTTACCTTCTTCTTCTCCTGGGCAATGAGCCGGATCAAATCCATGGCCATGAAAGATAGCTTTTTTTACGATATCAGCAACCTCACCAGCTTCTCCCGTAAGCCCTAATGCTGCATTTAAAACACGTCCACCGAAATCGTTATTTGTATTCCATGTACGTAATGCCCCTTCTTGATATTGATCTAATTCACAAATCTGATTAATATTCATTACAGCTTGTCCACCCTTTGATTTACTGATTAATTTTGTTACTCCAAATACACCGTTTTCCATTGTTTTCATTTTCCTCTACTCCCTCTAACTAATATTTTTCTTTGCTCTTTTGCTTCTAGCTGGTGTTGTAGCTGCTTTCTTTGGATCCCATCCGTAAGTTGCTACTCTTGATCTAAAAGTACTAGCACTAATCCCATTTTCTTCAGCTATCTTAGCCCAATCTTTTCTATCATTTTGTTTACGAACAGGAATAGTCGCTGCATCTTGTGGATCCCATCCGCTATTGACTCTTCCATAAAATGTACTAGGAATAATTCCGTTTTCTTTCGCTACTTTTAATAACTTGTTGAATTTCCCTTCGCCAATATGCCAGTATGCTCTTGGCGGTGTTGTTAATGCTTCTTGTAATTCCCATCCATATGTGTGAATTCTCATGTAAAGAGCTCTTCTACCAATACCATTAGATTTAGCTACTTCATACTCTTCATTAGTTAACCACCGATTTAAGGTCATTTGTTTCCACCTCTAATCTAGTGCCAAAAATTCAGCTCTGTTACGCTTCGAATGAATTACCCTAATCTTCTGAATACCTTTACCATGCTCTTCTAATGTTGCATTCCAAGCTTCAGCTGCACTCCTAGCATCAAAGCAATCCATCTTTTGCCGTTCCTCTTTATCGTAGAAATGCACTTCATAGCTTGGATTCAAAAACTTTTCACTGGTACTTATCGCGTTATAGTTAAAACTGCCTATAACATCATCAAATGTTAATTGCTTCATAATCGCATCCCCAGTTATTTGATTTTTTCTGTGATTGTAGTTGATACACGATCAACTTTTCCGCCTTGCCAAGTAATTACTTGTTCTCCGAATCCTGTTACTGGAGGATTCAGTGGCGTAACCTCACCATTCTTGACCACATAAATTTTATTATCAGTAACATCGATTTCAACTTTCGTAGGCTTCATACGACTGAAATCCCCCTTTTTCTAGTTAGCTAACTTTTTGTTGTTGATTACGTTGTAACTCTTGCTTCATTGACTCGAATTTTATTAACCATGCTTCCCAGCGCTTATCATTTTCTTGTTGCTGTTGCTTTGCTACTTCACAGTTACAGCCTTCCGTTATAGTTACACCTGGATAAGTTTCTTTACGAATAATTCCTGTATCACAACATAATGCACACATGCTTATTCCCCCTTATTAGAAACCTAAGTTTGCAAGCCTTTGATCAGCTGTCGTAAATTTCAATATCTTTGAATCACCTAATAAACGACTAACTGTTTTAGCATCATATTTATTAAAAAGTTGTTTTCCAGTAAAGTTTGTAGTGGTAAATGTACTCATTCCTTGTCTAGTATTTGATACTGCATATAAAAGACGTTGAATGAAATCCGATGCCTGTCTATTCGAATCAGTTAACCCGCTTTCTGCACCAAGATCATCTAATACAACAAAATCAGCTTGTCCAATTAATTGAACAAAATATTGAAGAGTATATTTGCCGCTCTTATCATCGAAAGAATCCATAATCAACCTTGTTATTGTTTCTAATTCAACATATAGACAACTTTTCATAAGATGATAGTTTTCTTCTTCCTGACTGATATCCCAGAAATATTGATTTAATTCATGAAGCATACTGTATGCTAGGAATCTTTTTCCCGTCCCTTGATTTCCTGTAAATACAGCTTTTCTTGTTTCCCCATTCTTTAAATCTTCCAAAATTTCTTCTACAGTTTTCTTATGACTATTCGTTTCATCACATCCGATTCTGTAATCTGATAATCTTGAAAGAGGGATTTTTTCATTTGTAATAACACTAGTTTTTTCTAGTATGTTAAATTTCTGCAAGCGATTAATCTTTTTATAGTGAGCATTAGCCTTATGGGATTTAATAACTCTTCTATTGGAGTTCGTTCGATATATTCAATAGAATAGAGCATGTGTACCCCATCATACAGTTTGTAATTTTCAAAACGATTAATATCTATCTTCGCTCGCTTGTATGTTTCCTCGTGAGGTTTTAGATCTTTGTTATAAGCTGCTTCATCCACAGCTTGAAGACCGAGTACATCAATCTTATTTTGTAAATCGTTATCCAT